CAATATAATCCGTAAGGTTGTCTTTTTTCTTTGTCATTTCAATTCCTCCTTAAGACAAATAAAGTGTAGAGATATAATCTCTGTAAAGCATACTAACGACCATTTTTTTATTTATAGGAACATAAATTTATTTTTTAGGATTAAAATATTATTTCATAAGAGGTACATATATAAATGTCTAATGGTAAATCGTTTTTATAGGGAAATAGGGAATAATAAGAAGTTAATTATTAGCCGTTAGTATACTCAACAGAGAGCATAGCTCTCCGCAACTCAAAATATGATGGACTGGTCTTTGCGGTCTCAATCCATCGACACACGATATAGAATAATAAAATAGTAAAGTTCTTAGCAAGCCGATTCTTACTAAGAGAGAGCACGATACTCTCTGCAGAACACACAATCATAGACCTGTTTTGTAATATTATTTGTCGTATATAAAAGAAAGAAAGGATTGAAAATTATTACAATAAAAAGGACATTGAATGTAGAAAAAGTTGGACTGATTTTTTAACTAACTATTTTAATGGAGATGTTATGAATAAAAGTTAATTCGTCTACAATTGTGTGCTCAACAGAAAGTATCACCCATGACTGTGATATTCTGTATTGCTAGTCGAATCTAAAACCTCACTTTAGGATGATGAAAATTTTGTTCTACTTTCTTTTTAGCTTGTTGGCTATTATTTTCGGCAATAAGGAAATAGCCCAAGATTGTTCTAGCAATGTGGGAAAGAGTATTAAAGCGTTAAGATATACATTGTTTTCTAAAATTCGTTTAAGTTGCTATACACTATTTATAACACGCAAGTGTACTAGTTGCGTCGAGGTGATATACTACTTTCAGTTTTCTAGCTTGCACAACTTAAAGAAATCCTTTAATTATTTTCTAAATTTATTTTTGCGAAATTTTTGTCGGGTTGTCATGGTAGGCCCAAAATAAAAAGAAGAGAACGACATCTAAGTCATCCTCCTCTCTATTATACACCTGGAAAATAAAATGTTTTATTTAAATCCTTGCATACGACGTTCAATACGAACACCTTCGATAACATTAGACATCGATACAATCTGATTCATGATTACACGAATATCTTTAGGGTCTGGACTATCGATATCCATTGCACCGAGTTGATACAATCGACATTCGAATGATAGGTCTTCTGGTTTCTTGTCATATTCCAAACAGAACAATGCACAATAAATCCAGAGTTGTTTAAATGAGGGTTTAGATACACCAGTCTTCAAGTCGTGAACTTGTAAGTGTTTCTTCTCCTCGTCGTAGTAAATAGCATCAGCAGTACCAAAACACTCGTCAGAGTAATATAACAATACTTCAGACGACATTGGTTCGTCAAACATTGTGAGAGCGTCAATAACGAATTGGTTAAGAGCATTCTCATTGTTCTCAGGCATGATACTATACAATATCATATTGGATGCTAGTTCGTGCATCTTAGTGCCGTCTTCCTTAGAATAATTATTCCAAGTTACACGACGCATCTTATCAGGGTCATAATTCAACCAATGATATCCTGATGGGCTAAGTGTCGCATGGCGTCCTTCTAATCGCCAGTGGTCATTCCATTCCATTTAATATCCTCTCTGTAATGAATAGTTGTGTTGATTTGGGTCAGCTTCCATAGGAGTTTCAAGAGTCTGAGTAATGTTCATAACTCCTACTTCCCATCCAACGCTGTTGATATAATACTTATCGTCAGTATCCTTTTTAATATTAATAGTAACACGACGATTTTCTTCAGCAACCTTTTCAATAACGGTCTTCATTTCAGCTACAATAGCATCACGGAAGGTACCAAAGGTTTGTCCAGAACCATCTTTAATCTTAAGAGTTCCAGCAATGGTCTTGTTAGCGTCATAGACACCATCAAGGATAATAGGTGCATTTACCATACGGAAGTTGACTTCTCCGTTGTCTTGTTTAACCCAGCGTTCCATGAGCATAGGTTCATAACCTTCACTGTTCTTGATAAACTGAGCAGCATTCAAACAACCATTCAAATCAACGTCATCAAAACCGTAGTTCTTGATATACATAGCTTCAGCATATCCAATAACTAGTTTAAAATCATTTTTATCAAATGTAGCAGTCATAATAACTCCTTAATATTTAAAACGGTTAGTGAAATGTTTGTAGTATTCAGCAGCATTATGGAATAGATTACCAGCACGATATTCAACAACGTCACTAGACTTATTGTAAGTGAAATATGGTGCAGGGAATGTTACTTCAGAGAATTCTTTACCATCAAGACTCATATTATCAGCTCCTTGAGATACAGATTGTCCTGTAATACGTTGCAAAGCTTTCATAACGTCACTATCACAAGTGTAATCAAATACAAATCCAGGAATATAAGGTTGTTCGATTTGGTTTGTACTAGTGGTGTAGTCTGGTTGGTATGTAGATGCACGTGTAACATTGATGATTGTATTAAAGTTAGCTAGATATTTAAATGTCTTACGAGCATTATCGTGCTGAGCAGGTTCGTCAGTCTTAACAAGGATTAGGAATTCGTCTTGTAAATCGTTAATCTTTCGTTGAATATGATCAAGTCCCATATCAAGCACTTCAACAACACTTTGCGTGTATGGTTTTTGATACATCGCGTAGTATTTAGTTTCCAGGTCAATACTATCTGTGATAGAGTCCAACACTGAGTGATCAATATGTGTTTGTTCTTTTTGGATTTCCATCCATTGCTTAGTATCTTCTAGAGAAAGGTTGTCATACACAGACCATTTGTCGCTGTTATAAGGTGTTTCAAAGTCTGTAAATGGAACGTAGTTACCATTCTTCATTACAGCAATGTAACCTACAGGTAGAGCAGCGTATCCAGAAAATGCTGTATCGTAGAGGTTCATAATTCCTCCACGTTCACCACGAGCTCCTGCTGGAGTAGGGTCGTTCAAATCGCTACCATCGTTAGCAAGAACAGGTTTACGATATCCAAAACCAAGAGCATATTTAGGAATGAACATGAGGATTGAATCCAAATCCACAATACTTGACATTGAAATGTCTTTTTTATTCTTTGTTTCGATATCCCACGCATAGTTAGTTAGTTTTAGTTTCATTTAATTTCTCCTTAGTAAACTCAAGCCCGTAATACTTCTTAGCAAAGGCTGAGTTATTGAATGCTTTCTTGTTCTCAATCGTTACCATGATACGTTTATCAATGACAGCATCAGACAAGAAGTAATAGTAATATAAATCTTTATACGAAGTGTTTAGACGGTCTATACGACCTTCAGCTTGTTCCATCTTGCGGTAAGACGAGTTTAAAGACCAGAACACCATACAGTTAGTTGTAATACAATTCCAAGCCTCAGCAGCATTATACTGGACAATATACCACCATTTATCCCCAGTTGGTACATTCTCATGCTTCATTCTATTCCAAGCAGCCCATTTCATACCTATCTTCTCTGCTTGTTCAACAATCATCTCATACTCGTAAGTGTAGTTGTAGAACACAATAATTCTATCGTATCTTTCAGTTAGTTCTAACAACAATATAGCACGAGTTGGACTTGTGTTAACAACACGTCTTAGACAATGTGTGAATTCTGATGCGTTCTGGATAGGCATACCTGTGTCGTAATTAAATCGTTCTTTAACAATCAGGTTGTACTTATCCACGTTGTAATATGCATGCTTGACGGACTTATGTCTTACTGTCTTACGTTTATCGTCCATCTTAACAAGGATTTGTTCACGTAGAGCATTCAGTCTACCAGTACCAACATATCGTTGTACTGCAGGGAACTTCACATGTGGATTCCATATAACGTGTTGATTACAGAAATCAGTCTTGTGTTTATAAAAACCATTAGCACAAAACAGAGGAACGTAATCCATCCAAACGTCTCCTGGAGTAGCACTTGTCATTATCCAAGCGTTGTTGTTAAACCTTGCTAAATGTATGAATGTTCTAGCCCATTTACCATACCCAATAGCTCTTTGTTCATCAAAGATAATACAAGCGTCTCTCACCTTCTTGTACTTCTCAATGTTATTCCAGCTATCAACCATATACCTATCTTCTTCAATGCCACAAGCCTCAATAGACTCGTGCCAGTCTGGTTTTGTATGTCCTTTCTTAATCATATCACGCGCAGACGGAGTTGTGATTACCAACAATGGTCTATCTGGATAGTTCTTCAAATACCAGAATATAGACACGAATGTCTTCCCCGAACCAACTCCACCTACAAGTACATTACCGCTAGATAGTTTGTTTAAAGCTATTTCTTGGTCTTCGTATAATTCGATTTCACCAAATTTAATCGCCATAGATAACCTTGTACATATCTTTAGCTTGTTCTACTGTGACTTCAGGAATATAGTTATCATCGTCCTTGATAAATAGATTATCAGCCTCAGACCAAACAAACCCGAACGAAATCATCAATCTTTCATACTTATAAAAATCGTCCATAGTTCTCCTCTCTATTGGGCGAATCTCTCGACATGGCCCGTCGGATTAGAATAGAAACTCTTTTAATGCTTCAAGAACTTCTATCTCGTTTTCAGGATATATAAACCTAGCAAAACCAAACTCCTTGTTTAGAGTCTCAATATACCATGGTTGATTAGGTCTTGCTGGTGAGTTTTTACTCTTTTTAAATTCAAGAAATGCGACCTTACCTTTGTAGAATACGACACGGTCTGGGAAACCTTGTATAATATTCGGGTCGTTCTTTTGTACCCAAATATGGTCATCCCATTTCCGTATAGTAGCGCATACTCTACGCTCTAGATATGATTCTAAAGGCATTAGTCAAATGGGAGTTCTGGTTCATCAGCAGTGTCTTGACCAAGTACGTATTTTTGATAGAACTCATCTCCACCACCTGAATATGGTTCTGTGTGGAAATAAATTGCATTCAAATATAAGTTGAATCCTGAGTTATTTTGATAATGCCATTCATATACAGACGCTACAACGTCAGCATGTTTGTAGAATAAATTATCAAGACTTGCAAGAGATGCTTGGTCTGCATTGTCGATACGTACAGCATTGCCTGTAGCATCATCAATGTTGTAGATTTTAACAAAGTCTTTAATTGGTTCACCAGCCTTGTTAGTTGCTTTAACTTGAATATAATGTGTAGGTACAAAGTTTGCAATATATTGATCATATGGTTCAGTCCATTCGTTTTGTAATGCACGTTCATTATAACGAGCAGCGTCCATAGGTTGTGTTACTTTAACATTAAAACCATAATCAATAAGGTCTTGGATCAAATCTTCATCAATAATATCTACACAGAATGTACGTTTATCTGCAAATCCGTCGCGATTGATTCCTGCAAAATTACGAAAACGAAGACGTGAGTTAGGGAATGAAATGCGGTTGTTGTTGATTGTAAGTGCCATGGTGTTATTTTCCTTTCTTTCTGTTGTGGTTGTAAGGAGAGTCTTCAGGGACTCTATCCTCACCCCACGAGTTTGCTAGTAATGCCGTGTCGAGTTTCTTGTGATTGCTGACATAGCGTCCATATTTACGTTTTACTAATAGTGAATAAATATCACGTCGAACTTCATAATCAGACATTTTCGACATGAATGAGTTTGTGTTAGGGTCATATAAAAACGAACCTAGTAGTTCAGGGTGATTGTACAAGTAGTTTGCACAACGAGATATAGGTAGCTCTTGTAGATATCGAACAGTCTTATTGAATATATTATGACTCTTACCATCTAACAAGTTAGGATTGCGTAGGATTACCTCAAGGTCTCCTTCACAAGCATGAATATAGTATGTAATATCCTCAACAGATAATCCGTATGTTGGATAATATTCACATTCCATAATGTTTTTGAATTCATTGGTATCTTTATTCCAATTTTTTATAGCGCCAGTTTTATCATTTCCATACTTGTTGTTAATCCAATTTGTGTTACCAAATAAGTCTCGCTCCCTTTTGCATCGTTCGCCTAATACACGTTTACCTCCTCCTTGGATGATACGTCGCATAGGCTGGAGCTCTTTGATTATCATGGAATAATCTCCTCGTAATAATATCCAGAAGAATACTTGACTTTAACGAACGAACCCCCAGACGTTTTAGTCGAATCAATATATACTTTCTCTTTGTTTGTAGGTCTTGAAGATGTAGATGCATACAAGACGTAGTTATCATCGCCACGGAATAATACAGATTTGTGACTGTCTTCAACATCAATAGCCTCAATCTCTACAGAGAAATTTCCGCCAGTATCTTTAATCTTTTGTCGAATATAATCATCAATCTTGAAATATCCTTGGAATAAATATAAACGTTTATTCCCAGCACCAAGTTCAAATCTACATGCATCTTCCACAACACTTTCTTGTGTGTGTAGTGATTGTTGATAGTCGAACTCTAGTGATGACATATCTGCCTTGTTTCTACAAATATGAATAAAAGTCCTATAGTCTGAGACTACATTGTATAGTTCATCAAACAGTCGCGGGTGTAATTTATCTGGAATATTATACAGATATCTATGTGATAAAATCATAGTTTACCTTCCTTTTTTAATTGTTGTACTCTGCGATATATCGTACTAGGACTGACATTGAAATAATCCGCACATTTAGCATCAGACATACCAACCATCTTTAATGATAGTAGTTCATCCATATCGATATGTGCTCGATTACGTTTAGATTCAATGTGAGGTTTCATAATATTAATTAAACGAACAATATCTTTATCATCCATCAATAATCACCTCACGCATACCAATCCAAATCTTGTTGTACGTAAACTCAGATGATTTGACAAATTCTTTAAGTTCGTCCTCATCTTTACAAGGTATCGCAGAGATTTCGCGTACAGCATTCACGTTAATACTAATCTTACTTTTATCGTCTAAATCCAGAACAATGAAAGGTTGTTGTAAAGGTGAAAGCTCATACGCTTGTGTTAGTCTTTTCAGACTTCGTTTAGGCATTGCAAGTTGGAATACTTTAATACCCATTGTGTTTTCATCATCACCAGCTTGTGCCTGGCTTACTGTAACTAGATAAAGGATAGGAGACCTAATCCTCTCTAGAAAGTTAAACAACCATTTCTTCATTGTTCTTCCTTTCAAACATAGTACCTTTGAACATGATATTACCATCACCTACTGCATAAATAGCATCAACTGCTTTAGCACGTAAGTCGTTGTAATACATCATGTCAACATCTTCAATATCTTTAAACTCGTCCCAGAGCTTCCATTTGTAGCCTGAACAACCTGTAAGAGCTGATGGTTTGTCGATAATATACTTA